CGACGTGCCCGAAGTAGCTCGCCCGCGCCTCGTCCTGTACGTCGCCCGGGTCGCCCGCCGCGATCCTCGGCAGGGCCGCGGCCCACAGCGCCGGCAGCGTCCCGGCCATCTTGGCGATGAACGCCTCGACGCCGTCGTCCTCCCCGATCGGGAAGGTGGCTCGGGCCAGGATCGGCCCCGCGTCGAAGTCGCGGGCCATGCGGTGCAGGGTCTGGCCGCCCACCCGCTCGCCGTGGCGCAGGACCCAGAACGGCGTGTCGGTCCCGCGGTAGCGCGGCAGGAGGGCCGGGTGGACGTTGACCGCCCCCAGGCGCGGCAGGGCCAGCAGGTCGCCCGGGAGGCGGAAGGGGAAGCCGTTCGCGACGAGGAGGTCCGGGCGCAGGGGCGCGAGCTGCGCCGCCCAGCCGCGCGGGCGGCGCGAGACCAGCACGTCCGCCTCCGGCTGCGCGTGGCGCACCACGTCGGGGTAGCCGAACGCCCGCGTCGGGGCGGTGAGGACGCCGACCAGGCGGTGTCCGGCCGCCGCCAGGAGATCCTTGTACCAGGGGACGACGAAGGGGATGTCGGTGCAGAGGATGACGCGCCAGGGTGCCGGCGGCGAGGTGGTCATGGCCCTCCTTCTCGGTCGTGCGGCGGCGATGCGGCAGTATAGCACGGGAACAATGAGCCGCCCCTGCTACAATAACCAGAGACACCTCCGCCTCTTTTTCACGCCCTTTCCATGGCCGCTAATCCTTTCTCCCGTTTCGTCTACGACAAGATCATCGTCCCCGTCCAAGCCGAGCGCCAGCCCGTCACAAAGGCCGGCTCCGCCTTCGCGTATGGTGTCGGCGCGTCCCAGGTCAAGACGCTGGCCCAGTGCATCGGCCAGACCCCCGACGTCAACTACCAACCCCTTTACGCCATCGCGCTCTTGAACGCCGACGTGGCCGCCTGCGTGCGCCGCTGGGCGGGCGGTGTCACCGGCAACGGCTGGCACCTCGGGCTCATGGATAAGGGCGCCGAACCAAACCGCCGCCAGCGCCGGGAACTCGATGAGCTGACCCGCTGGCTGAAGAATCCCAACCCCTCCAAGCGTTTCTCCCTGCTGCTGTATGAACTGATCGAGCACCTAGCAATCGCCGGCGACGCCTATTTGGAGAAGGTGAAGGACCCCCAGGGCCGCATCCTCGAACTGCGCGGTATCCATCCGATCACGATGCGGGTCGAGGCCGACGAGTACGGCGTGGTCGAGGGCTACGTCCAGCAGATCGGCGGGAACAAGGAGACCTTTAAGGCTGACCAGGTCTCGCACCTGCGCCTACCCAACGCCCACAACGACCTCTACGGCGCCTCCCCGATGCTGACCGCGCTGGAGGAGATCGGCCCGGACCTTCAGTGCTGTCCGCTCCAACCGCGCCATCTTCGAGAACGGCCTCAAGCCCTCCGCCATGCTCCTGATGGACGACAAGATGAGCGCCGATCAGGTGAAGGCGGCTGCCACTCAGATCAAGGAGAAATACACCGGGGCCAGCCACGCCCACAGCCTGATGACGCTCGACGGGGTTAAAGGATGTGAAGCAATGGGGCCAGACGCTGAAAGATATGGAGTTCGAGGTGCTGCGTAGACTCGGCACCGAGAAGGTCGCCAACGCCTACGGGGTGCCGACGCTCTTTCTCAACCAGAAAGGCTCGGCCGACTACGCCACCTCCGACGTGGTCGAGCGGCTGTTTTACAACACCACCATCCGCCCGGTGGATGACCTCGTGGAGGAGATCCTGACTGAGGAGGTCATCCATTCTTTCAACGACGAATTTGCTTTCTACTTCAACGAGCCCGACTTTGCCGACGCGGATCAGATGCGCCGCGACGCCATGCAGGCCGAGAACCAAGGCATTCTGTATGACGATGAGGTGCGGGAGCGCTACTTTGCCCTGCCGAAGAAGACGCTCGAGCAACGTGCCGAGGAAGAGAAAGCGCGCCAAGCTGTGGCCGCGCAAATGCAGCCGCAAGGGGACGCTGGGAAGCATGTCGATGCAGGAGAAGCAGATGACGAGGCGGGAAGTGAAGCCGAAGATGCGCCAACCAAGAAGCGCGTGTCCAAGGCACTCACACCAACCGAGATCGAAGATATCCGCAATCGCCGTGACGCCATCCACGACGAGCTAGAGGCAGCGATCATGCCGGGCATCATCGCGTACATGGGCCGACAAGAATCCCGCTACCTGGACCGTCTCGCCACCACTTTCAAGAGCCACCGACCGCGCATACGGGAGGACGTGGAAAAGGCGGTCCTGGATAGCGTCATCAACCCTTACTTTGACAGCACCGAGGACGACGATAGGGAACTGTCCATTCAACTCTTCGCGGACCTGGAACCGGCGTTAGTGGCTGGTGTCGCACAGGCCGCCCTGCAAATTAGCTTCACCTTTGACGCGGAAGCCACTCGCGCCATCATCGACGAATACTTACTCAAGAACGCGCTGGCTCACGCCAAGATCATCAACCAGACGACGAAAGACCAACTCCGCGATACGTTGCGGGCGGGGATAGCCGCCGGTGAGGGTGTGCCGGATCTCAGGAATAGGGTCAAGGCGATTTTCACGGAGGCGAGCACCAACCGGGCGAACACGATTGCGCGAACGGAAACAGCCCAAGCCTTTGAATATGCCAACGAGCGCGCCATGATCGAGAGTGGCGTTGTCGCGCAAGAGCAGTGGATCACGGCGAAGGACGATAGGGTCCGGCCAACGCACATGGCCCTGGAAGGTATAAGAGTCCCATTGGGTCAGAATTGGCCCGGTGGCATCAGGCCCGGCCAGGAGTTCCGCTGCCGCTGTACCGCTATCGGTATCCTCGACGAGGCAGCCTAATATGAATATTCAAGAATTCCGTTGTCACGCCTGCCAGAAGAAGCTGTTCGAGGGGAACCTGCCACTGCTGCTACAGAAGAAATATACGCCGGCCGGAGAGGCGCCGCGCATCGAGCACCGTTGCCCCCGCTGTAAGGCGCTGAACGTGTTCACGCTCGCCGACGCGGCACTGACGATTGCTAAGTAATGCTGTAACCTCAAACTACAGATGCGACTCTCGATGTGCGAAGGAGTCGCTGGTGACGATAGGGAAGAGTCGGCACATCGGCCCTTCCCTCGCTTACATCCAGCTGGATTGGCAGCATGCCCTTGGCGTAGTACCGTATCGGCGCGATGTAGCGGTCAGAAAAGGGAGAAAGTATGGCGAAGGGCAACAGGCGGGATGACCTCATCAAGGCGGTGTGGGATATCTTGGTGACGGAGCGTCGTACGCTTTCCTACGGTGAGTTGGCGGCGAAGCTCGCCCGGCCGGGATATCGCCCGATCGCCCAACTTATGCCGCAACTCTTGACGCCGATCATGGCGTATTGCGACGATCACAATCTGCCACGGCTGAACGATCTGGTGGTGGGGCAAGAGAGTCAGCGGCCCAACTACGCCCCGCCCGGCTACGATTACAAGGCGTCGCAACAGCGCGTCCTGGCGTTCGACTGGGCTACCGCGCCCGTGACCGCAGACGACTTCGCCCGCTGAGGCCACCGACCCACCCTGGACCCCGTGATACCATAAGTTCGTAACCCCAGACAGCCCGCACCGAGGCCTCCGAGCCCGCGCCAGTTCGACCAAAGGAACAGTCGGGCTCTTTTGTCGCCCATGCCGCAAGATTTCAAATTCATCCTGAACCTCACCAAGGGCTATAAGACCGACGACGGCCGCCTCTTCGTCGAAGGGATCGCCTCCAGCACCAACCTGGACCTGACCGGTGAGCGGATGAGCCCCGACGCGATCAAGGCGATGGCCACGTCCATCGAGCAAGGCCTGGTCGAGTTCCGCAGCGAGCACAAATCCGATTGGGATAGCTTATTCGGGGAAGTGGTCGAGATGGGCGTCACCGACGACTACCAGCTGACCTACAAGGCCGAGCTGGACCCCGGCTTCTCCAAGTCCCACGACCTGCTGCACGCCCTCGCGAAGGGCAAGAAACTGGGCGTCTCCATCGGGGGCCAGGTGGTCAAGGCCGGCATGGAGTACGTCGAGGAGCTGAAACGCTCGGTCTACACCTACTTCGACATCATCCTGAAAGAAATCTCCGTCACGTCCCAGCCCGCCAACCCCGATGCTTGGGTTTCCACTATCGCCAAGAGCCTCAATGCCGCTACGAAAGACGCGCCTATGACCAAACCAGAAGATTTGAAGAAGAACACCGAGGAGCAGGTACCAAACGCCGCTCCCGAACAGCAAGAAACGCCCGAGACTGTCGAGAACTCCGCCGAAGGTACTCCAGTCAAGGAACAAGCCCCTGCCACCGAACAAGGTGACGCCCCTGAAGTCGAGAAGACTGAGGAAGAAGGGGAGCAACCCACCGTTGACGCTTCCCAAGAGGAAGTCGAGACGCCCGAACACGCTGCTGAATCCGACGAGAATGTCGATCCCGCTGAGGGCGAGGCGCAGGAGGTCGCGACGCCAGACGTCCAGACCGACCCTGCCGCCCAGCCTGATGCCGAAGAGAGCAAACCCTCTGACGTGACACAGAAATCCCAGTACCTCGGCGAGTGGGCCGAAGCCGGTGCCGCGTCGAACATGATCTACGGCCTGGCCGACAGCCTCATTTGGCGCGTCAGTGACGTGATCGCCTACAGCGAGCAGACCCCGGCAGAGCGCGTGTCCCAGGTGGACGCGATGCTCACCGAGTTCCACGCCATCGCCCTGCGCGTGGCCACGGCGCTGATCAACGGCATGGGCGACGAGCCCGCCGCCGATGCCGCGAAAGCGCTCAAGCAGACCCGCGAGGTACTCCACAAGTCGCTCACCGAGCAGACGACTGAGCTGGACGCAGTGAAGAAGTCGCTGGCAGAGCGCGAAGCCGCCCTCCAGGCCGCGCAGGAAGAAGTGGCCGGGAAGAGCGCGACAGTGCAGGAGTTGACCGACAAGCTCAACGCCCGCGACGCCCGTAAGGCCCGCGTCTACTCGCCTTTCGAGAGCATGGCTTTAGAGACGGCAGAGAAGCCCCAGGAAACGAAGAAATCCGTCCGGGACGCCTGGATGGAAGATTGGGGTATCACCCGAGAAAGGATCGCGGAAGCAACCGCGTAACAAGATTTACTTATGAAACTCAACGAACAACTGGTGCAGCGCGCCCGCGAGAAAGGCTCGACCGACGCCGTCGCCAAGGCCGCCGATCTGACGCACAAACTCTCGCGCATGCGCAACCTCAGCCTGGATCAGGTCATCCGCGCGATGGACACCCAGCAATCCGGCGGCGGTGCCGACTGGATCGCCACGGGCTTCTCGCCCGACGTGGTGATGGATGTCGCGCTGGACCGCAAGGTCTCGTCCCTCTTCGAACGGATCCCCATGCCGGGCAATCCCTACAAGTTCCCGATCGCGGGCGGCGACCCCACGGCCTACGTGACGCCTGAAAATACGGCGGATACAGGCCAGACGAGCGTCAAGTTCTCCGACGCCGGGACCGCAGGCGTGACCTTCACCGCCAAGAAAATCTCGGTCGCCATCCGCACCTCAGACGAGCTAGAGCAGGACACCTTCGTGGACTCCCTGGACCGCTACGTCAACCAGAAGATGCTGAAAGGCCTCATCAACGGCGAGGAAGACGCGCTGATCAACGGCTCGACCGCCGGCACCCACCCGGACAGCGACACCACCGGCGCGGACGACGTGCGCAAGGCCTTCCCCGGCCTGCGGGCGCTCGCCAACGCGGGTGCGAAGGTGGACGGCGGATCCGGCTCCCTGATCTCCGCCATCCGCGCGGTCCGCAGCCGCATGGGCCGCTTCGGGGCCGACCCGAACAAGCTGGCGATCATCGCCTCGACTTCCGGCCACATCCGCCTCCTGGAAGAGGACGCGGTGAAGACGATGGACAAGTTCGGCCCGAACGCCACCGTCGTCACCGGCGAACTCGGTAAGGTGGACGGCATGCCGCTGATCGTCTCGCAGTATGTCCGCGACGACCTCAACGCCACCGGCGTCTACGACGGCACGACCACGACCAAGACGCAGATCCTGATCGTCTAGCGCGGGGCCTTTGCCATCGGCGACCGCCTGCAAGTGGAACTGGAGGCCGAGCGCGAGGCGAAGTATGGCCAGGATGTCCTGATCGCCCGCGAGCGGATCGACTTCCAGCCGTGGTACCCGGCCGCCAGCAACAACCTGGTCGGCACGGTCTACAACATCGCCAAGCTCTGATCCTGAGTTGATGGACCGCCCCTGAGACATCTCGGGGGCGGGCACCAGCCCATGAACACCGAGACACCCACACCCATGACCACACTCACTTTCAGCGGCGAGAGCTACTACGCGCCAGGTCTTGAAATGACCGGACCCGGCGAGTGCGAGGTTCCAGAAGACAAGGCGGCGCAATTGCTGGCCGACTTCCCCGACCTGTTCAGCAAAACCGCGACGGCCAAAGAATCGACCCAAGAGGCGGCCAAAGAGCCCGCACAAGAGCCCACAGCGGCCCTCAAAGAGACGAAGAATAAGAAAGGATAAGTATGCCCGTATTCACCAACACATCCCAACAGGTTTTCCAGGATGGCGATTTGATCGTCTTGCCCGGCGAGAAGTTCGCCACCGAGGACCAGGGTCGTATCGACCAGATGCGCGGATTGTACAAGTGGCAGTTCGGCGAGGGCACCGGCAAGGCGAAGTCCGAGGCCGAGGTGACCGAGGAAGGCCCGGCCAAGCCCGTGCGCGAGTTGCGCGATATCGGTTACGTGGCGCTCGACGACGACGGCAACCAGGCCGCATTGGTGGGCGACGCCTCGACCAGCAAGAAGTAACGCTTCCGCGAGCGTTGATGGTTCCCCGGAAAGCCCCGCTTCGCCGCCGGGGCTTTCCGCGTGGTTGTCTGGCGCACTTGGCGATCCCGATGACCTACCGGGCGTGGCAGGCGAAATGCATAATGTTTCTCGCCAAACCACGGTGCGGCGACCGGCAGAGGAAGGGGGCAACGCCGCGTGGGGATGTTCGATGCGGGCGATCCGCGCTTCCCGCTGGTCCTCTTCTGCGCCGTCCTCCTCGCCTGGATCTTCCGCATCCGCAGCGACGACGACGACCGCCGTGACTGACCCCCGCCGTATCCTTGTCGGACAGTTGGGCCGCCTGGTAGTATTACCGGCACGAAGGGGCGACAAATGATCGCCCGGCCCTCTCCCATTCCTCCAGCCCGGACCGCATCCCCACCGCCGCCCGGCGGGCGACCCGGGCTGCGCCGGATCTCGGGGAACCGTGGCGCGGCGCGTGCGTTGGGCGGACATGTGTGGCCCGTTCGGGCCGTCGCCCCGCGTCCGGAGGCCCGCCATGGAACTCGCACCCGGTGTCCTCGCCTCATTCGCGCTCCTCCTCGCCACGTCGCTCCTCTGGATCTGCTGCGATCGCGATCCGGAGGCCCGCGCGACGGCGCGGCGGCCACCACCGGCCCGGCAAGCTGGCGGCGATCGAGGTGTCGGTGTGGCTACCGCCGGCCGCCCGACTCCTGACCAGCGGACGGCGCGAGGGGATGACCGCCAGTCGATTCGCGGTCGCAGCGGCGGTCGGCGATGGGCGGGAGCTTCTCCATATAGCCGTCGGGTATACCTTGGCGACGTGGTGCGTCCCCGGTCTCGCCCGGCGGCGAGCCTACGCGCGCGTAAGGCCAGGCGTAACCGCGGAAGAGGTGGGTCATGAGGCGGCGGACCAGCGTGAGCATGGCAACCCTCTCTCCGTCGTCGTGCATGGACGAGGCTACCGATCACGACGCGCGATCGTCGGGGCGCGTTACACCACGGGCTGTGATGAACCCATATCCCAGGGGCCGCCGAGCCCCCTGGAGTCCGCCCCCTGGCCACCAAGAAACACAAGGGCCTCACCGGGTCCGATCTCCAGGTCACCAAAATCGATCCCACGACCGGCACCGAACTGACACCCGCGTCACAGGCCTGTGCTGGCCGTTTACCCCATCCACAGCGGAATCCTGGCACTCTCTCAGGCAGACTGCTAAAGAATCAGGCCGGATGGGGTAAACGGTCAGCACAGGTGTCTGGACGTGGGTAAGCCTCAGCGCCGCCTCGTGGTGGGGCGGGTCGGCTGCTTGGCCGTGCGGGTCAGCTTCTTCCCCGCGCGCTTCAGCTTCTGCTGCGTCTCCGCGCCGACGCTGCTCTGCACCGCGAAGGGTCGGTGGCACTGGCCGCAGGTGGCCTCGCCGCCGCCCAGGATCACCGCCAACGGGGCCGCGGTCTGCTCGCCGCAGTGGGGGCAGGGGACCTCCACCGTGTCGCCGGAACTCATCGCGCTCCCTCCTACTACCCGTGTCCAGGGGAGGTCGAGATCATAGCAGGAATACCCCGGTGATCAAGGGTCGGGACAGCGCGCCCGCGGCAGTCGCACTCCCCGGCCCCCGGCGGCGGCGCGCCCGCCCCCTCGGTCGCTCCAGGAGGAGGTGGGAAAGGACCACAATGGTTTGTCCCTGAACGACTGGGGGCGGGAAGCATGGCCGCGGGGCGCGGCCGGCAGCAAGCCGCGCCCCGCGGCCATGCTTGTGCCATCCTCGCGCGGGCTATTTGAGGACGGCGACGTGGTGGCTGCGCGGGCCGACGCCGAGCCCGGTCAGGCCCGTCACGCCGCCCACCGCGTTCGGGCTGACGTCGGCTGCCCCCAGCGCTGCGGTCCCCGCCAGCTGGCCGTGCGCGTTGATCCCCCAGGCGGCGACTGTGCCGTCGCTCCGCAGCGCGAC